TTTTGGAAATGCTAAGACTGGCGAAACAATTACAGTAACAACACTTGGTGGTGCTACTGCTGGTTCAGTAACTGCTGATGCTCTAGTAGCAGGCAAGTATTCTGCTGACATTACACTTCCCGCAACTGCTGGAACTGTTGCTGTTGGCGCTTCAATTACTGCTCCAACCGCAGTCGCTACACTTGGAACAGCAACTGTATCTCAGACTGCTATCGTAACAGTTTCAGATCTTGCTTCTGCTCTCGCTGCTGCTAATGCTGCACTCGCTGCAGAGAAGGCTGCTGCTGCTACTGCTGCTGCAACCGCTAAGGCTGCTGCAGATGCTGCACTCGCTGCAGAAAAGGCTGCTAGTGCTAAGGCTCTTGCTGATGCAAAGGCTGCTTCAGATGCAGAAATTATTGCTCTTAAGGCAGAAGTTGTAACTCTAAAGGCTAATGCTGTAACTGCTAAACTTGCTGCAGATAAGGCTCTTTCAGATGCACAGGCTGCTGCTAAGGCAGAACTAGATGCAGTAAAGGCAGAAAATGCTAAGGCAATTGCCGATATGAAGAAGGCATTCAATGCACTTGCTACAAAGTGGAACAAGGCTAATCCAAAGTCTAAGGTCACACTTGTTAAGTAATTAACAAATAAAAGATTAGGGCGCAGAGCAATCTGCGCCTTTTTCTTTTATCATGATATAATATGTTTATCTATATAATTAAATAGGAGAGATAGTATAAACAAATTCCTACGCATAATTGCAGTGGTGGGAATCCTATTTGGAACAAGTTTTGGTTTACCAGAAAATGCTTATGCTACTTGTGTAAACTATGTTCAGTCTCAAGCAATTGCAGCAGCGTATGAGGGTGACGCAACTCCAACAGTACATACAATGGACACCTGTGGCGGAGATGATACATCTTATCAAATACCAATAGCAACAACAATTACTTTTGATGGTGTTCAATATTCTAATGTTTATGCTACAACAAATTCAGTAATTACATTTGGTAATCCAGATAATACATATTGGGATTACCCAAATACACCATCTATTTCTTTATACTCTATGGACTGGGTTTCAGGCTGGTATAACGCACCAGACACTCTAAACATTATGTATTCTGAAGGTGGATTCCAATTAGATCTTGAAGTAATACCATTTGGACAATGGAATGCGCCAACTCCAAGTAATATTAATATCATTGTTGCAATAACAAATACTGGCGGTATATCAGTAGCATATAGTTATCAAGGTCCAGAATATCCAAACCTTAGAACTGGTGTGAGATTACATAGTGGAGAAGTTGTTTCTTTAGAAGCATGGGGAGCAACACAGATACAGGCTGGAGACCCTACTCCAACATTGGCCCCAGAGCCAGTACCAGATCCAACAGCAAGTCCTGAGCCAACTCAAGAACCTTTGACTCCAGAAGAGGTTCAAGCAGAAGTTGTTGAAGCGGTAACACTAGCAAATGAAATTTCAGATCTTAATAATCTTATTGCAGCAATTAATGGCGATAATATAAATGAAACTACGCCAGAGCCTACGCCAGAGCCTACGCCAGAGCCTTCCGACGAGCCAACAAATGAACCAGATCTACCTGAACCTGATATTGAAGTTGATCCAGAAATAATCACACCAGAGGATCCACGATTCCCAGATGATGAACAAATTGAACCAGAAGACCCCACTCCTTCTCCAAGCCCTGATACCACAAATGAGGAGAATGAAGAGACTGATCCAGCTCCAGAGCCTTCAGAAGAGCCGTCACCTCAGCCAACGGATATAGATCCAACTCAAGAGCCTGAACCTGAGCAACCTGTTGATGAAGAAGTTGTAAATCCAACACCAGATGATAGTAGCACAAATGACGGTAATGCAATATCTGAAGAAGAACTTAATAAATTAAATAAATTAATTCAAGTAAATGATGCAAAATTAATGGCAGCAGTATCAGAATTTTTAACTGAGCTATCTCCAGATGCTAAAAAATCTTTTGCATCAGATCTTGGTATTAAGGCAGAAGAGGTTGCTTTAATTGCAGAAGTAACAAAAGACAATGCTGCGGTAGCAGAAGCGGTAGTTCAATTTGCAGAATTATCAGCAATTAATGAAAATGCTCCTATGCCATATACCCTAGCAGATGCTGTTACAGAAATACAGGCAGAAAAACTCTTAGAAAATCCGCTAGCAGTATTAACAGATATAGACTTGTCACAGGTTCTTAATCCTTCAGAATGGGGTAAGGATATGACTGATGATCAAAGAGAAAAAGTTCAAGAGGTTATTATTCCAGTAATTCTGGTTTCTAACATAGTTAGTTCTGTTATGTCATTAAGGAGGTTATAATATGATAATGATGGATAAGTTAATTAGTCAAGCAAAAAACCTTATTGGCAAAATAAAACTGCCCAATTTCAAAGCGGTATTGCCAAAGGTGTTGACTATGGTAGGTAAAGTACCTATGCTAGCTCTAAAGGCCCTTAAAGGCTTTCTGGTATGGCTTGGAAAGGCTATTAAGGAAAGCATTGCTCAGGTATGGACACTCCTAGGATTTTTTATTGCTTGGCTTACTTTGACTGGCACAGCCCAACAAATAGTAGGTATTGCTACTGTTTTAGCTACTATTTTATGGCTTGTTACGATCCCACTAAGGGAAGAAAAAGAAGAATAAACTTGGTATAATGGTGGGTATGCTAAGGATAATCGGACTTGCCCTATTAGGGTTATTGCTAACAGGATGTGGCTATGATGGCCACTATCGTTATCCTTGCCAAGATCCAGCAAATTGGGAAAATGCAGAATGTAAGCCACCAATTTGTACAACAAATGGAGCATGTCCAGAAGATTTAGTTGGAACAGACATTTTTAATGGAACAAGTACTGAGAGCACAGTGGAGGAAGTACCAAATGAGTAAGACAAGATATACATCAGCAGAATTAGATGCAAGATTAAAATTTGCATTAGGAATTATGTTAGGAGTTATTCTCCTTTCAACAACATTGGGCATTCTTTATGCTCTTATATTTGTAACACAGCCAGTAAATGCACAATCTGAGAATGATAAAATGTTCTTTAATGTGCTTGGTAGTGTTGCTACATTTATTACTGGTACCCTCGCAGGTTTGTTAATTGGAAAGAGCGGGGCACAGGAAATGAAAGAGGCAATGGAGAATAATTCTACAGAAGAGCCAGAAGACTTAGGTGAAAACAGAGCACTACCACATAGCACAATGACGGAAGAGGCTCCTGCTGGCAAAGATAATTCACAAATGCCAGAAGAACAAGAAATTGATGAAGATTGGGATAAGGATTAATCATGGCAGAAATGGGAACAGCAGCAAAGTTAATTGAAATTGCTAAAGAAGAAATTGGTTATATAGAAGGACCAAAGGATAACGAAACGAAATACGGAGCTTTCACCAAGGCAAACTTCCAGCCTTGGTGTGGAAGTTTTGTGATGTGGTGTGCAGATAAAGCAGGCGTTAAAGTCCCAAATACTGTTTACACTCCTGGTGGCGCTGCTGCTTTTAAAAAGTCTGGTCGTTGGTATGATGCACAAATATGCGATCCAGAACCTGGAGATATTGCGTACTTCGATTTTCCTGGAGACGGTGTTGATAGAATTTCACACGTTGGAATCGTCATTAAAGATAACGAGGATGGAACTGTATGGTGCATTGAAGGCAACACTTCAGGAGACCCAAAGAAATCTCAGCGTAATGGCGGGGAAGTCGTAAAGAAACTTCGTGCTTACAAAAAGAATAAAAAGGCTGTACAGGTATCTATAGTAGGATTTGGTCGTCCTAAGTTTAAGGGGGCTACTAAGGCCGAATCTGGGGCATCTGAGACGGTATCTGAGGCAAAGACCTGCCCAACCTGTGGTCAAAATATCAAATAAATCATATTTGACATATTAAAATCTTCCTGATATACTAGGCAGACAAGAGTAATCTAGGGGTAGGCATGACTTGTATAGCAGCAATAATTAAAGATGGTAAGGCATACATGGCTGGAGAAAGAGCCATAGTTGATGAATCACAACAAATGAAATCAGATATTCCAAAAATATGGAAATCTGGAGATTATCTATTTGGATACTGTGGAACTCTTGAGGGACAACTAATTCAAAATAATTTCGTGCCGCCAAAACCAGAAGGAAATATTGATAAATTTATGCGTGGCAAATTTCTTGAATCATTAAAAGCATTTTATGATAAATGGGGTATGCCAGCAGAAAAAGATTCTGACCTAACATTATTAATATGTGTAAAAGGAAGAATGTATGAACACGAATCATCTGCTTTGACTATGATTTCCTATGACACACACTTTGCTGCCATAGGTTCAGGTTCAGCCTACGCTATGGGCTCTTTACATGCCACCCAAAACTATAAAGATCCAAAGCGTAGGTTGACTCAAGCTTTAGATGCTGCTATTTTGTATAGTCCACACTGTCTTTACCCAATTGACTTTTTAAGCAAGTAAGGGTATACTAAATATATGAATTATATTCATGAGGAAGACTTGTCTCCAGACGAACAAGAATTTGGTGTCTGGTTAGAAAATGGTATTGAAAAAGGTTGGGTAACAGAACCATTCTGTTCTACACACGATGGTGGTTATCAGTATATGAGTGAAGAAGAGTTAGAAGAATGGGAAGCAGGAGGCGACCCATGTCAACACGTCATTAGAATAATGATATAAGAGGAGAAAAATGAAAAAAATCGCAGTGGGGATTGCAGTAGTTCTTGGTTTTACACTATTGCAGCCAGTACAAGCACAAGCAGCAAATGAGTCAATTGTTATTATTGATACAGCAATTGATTCTACACGCCCAGAATTTAAGGGTAAAATTATTCAGGAAGTATGTCTAGTAGAGTCTGGTGTATGTCCTAATGGAACTATGTTTCAAGAGGGATCTGGTGCTGCAAGTTTGCCAGTAGCGCAAGCTTATAAAAATGGATTTGAGCATGGAACATTAATGTCTCTTATTGCTTTACAGGTTAATCCAAATGTTAATATTGTTTTTATTCGTGTTGCAGGAATGAATCCACGAACACAAAAAATGTATTCATTCTCAGATGTTTCAGTAACACGAGCACTTGATTGGACTATTTCAAACAAATCTAAGTACAATATTGTGTCTGTTTCAGCATCTGCTGGACATAGTTCATATAATACAATAGGAAATTATTGCCCAATTAGAGCATCACATAGTAAGTTAATTGCTAATATGGAATCTCTTATGAATGTGGGAGTAGCAACTATGTTTGCAGCAGGAAATGGTCGTGATCGTTCACGTATTAACTTCCCTGCATGTATTCCACAGGCAATTGCAGTTGGTGGCTCAAACCCACATAAAGCGGGAGAACTTCCAACTCTTTCTATTTTCTTTAATACTGCTCCAGAGGTAGACTTTTATGCTCTTGGAACATTCATGACACCAGTAAAAAATTCTGTAGGTACATCGGCATCTACGGTTGCTTTATCTGCATACTGGGCAAAAAATTATAAGGGAAATTATCAAGCGACTTTTGATTATTTAAAATCTGTTGGTAAGACTACTAACAATCAATTTACATCAACTAATTCTTTTGTTGACGTACTAGGCTAATTGGTTTTGGACTGTAGCTCAGTCGGCAGAGCGGGGAGCTGTTAACTCCTAGGTCGTAGGTTCGAATCCTACCAGTCCAGCAAATCCATAGAAAAACCTATGGTAGAAAAGGAAAAAATGGAAATCTTAGAAATTATTGGAAAAATTCTTTTTGGAATGTTATTTGTTGGTTCTGGCATTAGTCATTTTAAAAATACTAGCGCCATGGCGGGGTATGCAAGATCAAAGGGTCTGTTGTTTGCAGACTTAAATGTATATTTATCAGGAATTCTTTTGGTAGTAGCACCAATTCTATATCTATTTGGAATTTGGGAAACAGCTATGTTAATTTCATTAGCAGTATTTTTAACATTGACAGCATTTATTTTTCATCCATATTGGAAAGAAAATGATCCAATGACAAAGATGAATGAACAAATTGCTTTTAATAAAGAAGTATCACTAATTGGTGCAATACTAATAGTATTATCACTTCTATAGTATTTATATATAATATAAATACCGCCTCTCTAGCTCAGTGGTAGAGCATCCGCCTTGTAAGCGGAAGGTCGTCAGTTCAATCCTGACGGGAGGCTCATGAAGACTTGTAGCAAATGTAAGGTTCATCTATCTGAAGCAGACTTTTCACCATCAAGCGGTGGTAAATATTTAAGACCTGAATGCAAATCATGTGCAAAAAAACTTGCTAAAGAAAGAGAAGAATTAAGAAAATTATACGGCTATCCACCAGAAAATTATATTTGTCCTATTTGTTTAAAAAATGAAATGGAACTAAAAGGTACTGGTGGAAATGCTAGTGTTTGGGTAGTGGACCATGATCATAAAACAAATAAGTTTAGAGGGCATATTTGCCATAACTGTAACAGAGGCCTTGGTGTTTTTGAAGATAGCCTAGATAGATTATCTCGTGCTATTAAGTATTTATCTAGTGATATAATAAAATATATAAAAAAGGGAGAATAGTATGGAAGATGCAGATTTTTTTAAAAAAAATAAATATATTGTTGTTAAAAATGCTTTAACACCAAGGGAAGCAAACATATGTGCTAGGGCTATTATGTTTGATGAAATACAAAGACCAAATTCAACAGATGATAGAATAGCTCCACTTACAAAGACTAGGTATGCAAGCCCAGTAACAGAATCCCTTATTGAAAACCTACAGCCATTGGTTGAACAAAAAACTGGACTATCTTTAATACCAACATACTCTTATTGCAGGATATATAAGCCTGGAGACTATTTATTAAAGCATAAAGATAGAGTGGCATGTGAAATTAGTCTTACTATTAATTTAGGATATGAATATATAACTGATGATCCAAACTATAGATGGAACATTTGGGTGGATAATAAAGAATTTATAACAGAGCCAGGCGATATGCTTATCTATCGTGGTATTGAATTGGAGCATTGGAGGGATAAGTTTGTTGCTAAAGATGGATCTTGGCAAGTACAAGCTTTTCTTCATTGGATCAATAAAGATGGTTTATTTTCAAGTAGCATAGATAAATTAGCTTTTGATGGAAGACCTGGACTTGGTTATTTATATAAAAAATAATTAACCTAAATATATTTTATACTTATGATATAATTTATATGTGCTTGCCAAACGGAAGCACATAAATGAAGCTCGCTGAAAAGGAGAAAAAAATGGTAAGTTCATTTGCATTGGATCTATTTAAAGATCCATTTTTTATTGGTTTCAACAGAGAGTTGGACCGTTTTTCAAATATCCATCGTGAGGCAACTCGTCAATCTTATCCACCATATGATGTGGTAAAACTTGATGATGATACTTATAAGCTTTCTTTGGCTATTGCTGGATTCAGCAAAGATGAAGTAGAGGTTTCTGTGGATAATGGAAGTCTAATTATCAAGGGTGAGAAAACCGAAGAGTCCTCAAATGAGGTACTTCATAAGGGTATAGCAACCAGAAAATTCACACGTACCTTTGCTCTTGGAGAGTATATGGAAGTGGATCGTGCTGAAATGGCAGACGGTATTCTTAACATCTTTGTGGAAAGAAACATACCCGAAGAAAAGAAACCGAAAAAAATTAATATAAAACTTGCAAAGAGTTAATGTATAGTATATAATAGTAATATAGAGACCTGAGCAAGTCTTAAAACTGCTCTATAAAAAGGGGAAAAAATGCATTTAACGCCAAGACCATTGCATCCAGATCAAGTACATGCTGGAGTAATAGCAGAATATAGAGATGTTTGGGATAAAGATAAAATTGATAATATTATTAATATTGTTGAGCAATTACATATGGATCCCAACTCTAACATAAAGTTTAATAGAGCAACCGTTTTGAACTCGGCTGATGTTAAACAAGGAAATACTAGGGAGTCTTCCGAAAGAACAAATTCTCAAATATTTATTACAGAGAGTGCATTTAATGGTAATGAAGATATGAGAAAACTTAATAATGATTTTTTTGATTTAGTTGATTCTGCAGTAAAGTCATATGTTGGTATTTTTAATATTATGGACAGAATATATTATAATGAGGGATTTAATTTATTAAGATACCAGGGCGGAGAATATTTTGACGCCCATTATGATGGTGGAACTGGAACTGGAAGATGCATATCTCCAATTTTATATTTAAACGATGATTATGATGGAGGAGAAATAGATTTTATTAATTTTGGTCTTAAAATAAAGCCAAAAGCTGGCACACTATATCTTTTTCCATCTAACTATGCTTACTCTCATATAGCACATCCAGTAAAATCTGGAACTAAATATGCAATAGTAACTTGGCTTCATGACAGAATGATACAGCAGCCTAATGCCAACCTATGACTATAAATGTAAATCTTGTTATTCTGTATTAGAATTTCAAAGAGGAATGGGAGAAGATCGTGAACCAGTATGTTGTAATAGCATAATGGAGAGGGTATGGACTCCAACTCCAGCAATATTTAACTCTAACGGATTTTATAAAACTGATAATAGAAAGTAGATGTATAATAAAGGTATGGCACGTCAAATAATCAAAGAACACCACAGTGTATCTAATACTAAACAAAAAGAGTGGATTCTTAATGCTAATGATCGTTGTGATAGATGTAGTGCACAGGCATACGTTTTAGTAAAAGGATCCTCTGGAGATCTTTTATTTTGTGGGCATCACTATGACAAAATAATGAATAATTCAGATGCCTATATTAAAATGATGTCTTTTATGTTAGAAATAACTGATGAGCGAGAACGTTTAGTAGAAAATAAATTAGTTGGAAGTCATAACTAATGTATCAGTATTATGTTAAAGATGTTAAGTCAATAGTTGATGGAGATACAATTGATGTTGTAATTGATTTAGGGTTTGATGTTTTATTTGCATCTCGTGTAAGACTTGCTGGCATTGATACGCCAGAGTCTCGCACAAAAGATCTCAAAGAAAAGGCTCTTGGCTTAGAATCCAAAGAGTACTTAAAAAAAATATTAAAGAATGCAAAGTCTATTGTAATAAAAACAGAAAAGATTAATTCTTCCGAAAAGTATGGTCGTATTCTTGGTTGGCTATATGTTGATGGAGATATTGTTTCAGTTAATGATCACATGATAAATGATGGTTATGCATGGAGTTATCTTGGAGATACTAAGGTAAAAGATTTTACAATACTAGAAGCTAAGAGAAAAAGGATAAATAAATGAAAACAGTATTTTATTTTACTGCAGAGTGGTGTCAGCCATGTAAGCAAGTTAAGCCAATTGTAGAAGAAATAGATCGTGATAACCCAGAACCTATTTTTCAAATTATAGATGTGGACGATAATAAAGAATTGGCAAATTCATTTCAGATTCAGGCTATACCTACTTTTATTTTGTTTATTGATAGGGTAGAAGTAAAAAGATATACTGGTGCTATAGGCAAAGCAGGTCTTTTGGATTTTGTTAATGGATAGAGCACACGAAAATATAATGGAGCACCTTATATTATCGGGGGCTCTTGAGCCTGCAGGAATAGATTCTGAAACTGGAGAGTTTTTATATAACTTTACCCCTAAATTAAAAGAGGTATCCCCAATGCTGTACGAAGAGCATGTATCTCATGTTAATGGTGAATTAATGAGGCTATGGGAAAATGGATTTTTAAACATTAATATGACAGAAAATAATCCTATAGTTCGCCTTACATCAAAGGCATTTGATGAGGTAGAAATCTCCAAACTATCTAAAGAAGATAGATGGGGAATAGAAGAAATAAAGAGAATTTTAAGGTCCAAGAACTCTGATATAATGTAGATATGCCATATCATGTAGGTGCAAAAGGGTCTTATGGGTGCTCAGGCTACCCTGCCTTAAAAGACGGTACAAACGAAGTAATGGGCTGCCATCAAACTCGTGCTCAGGCAGCAGCGCAAATATATGCTATTAATCGTTCTGAAGGAAAAATAGGTAAGGCCATGGTAAAAGAAGGCGATATGGTTATGGCTGGACATGATGATGAAATTCATGTTGGTCGTGTTGTTCATGTAATGACTGAAGGAATGCTTGGATTTCCTGGTTCGGAATATTCTATTGTTGCATCTGCAGAAGATCCAGCAATACTAATGCAACTCTTTGAAATGGAAGAGGGTGGCCTAGAAGAAACAGAGTACTTCATGGGACACAAATCATCAGAGGTTATGGCAATGCCATCTCTTGAATCAAATGTTGGTATGGACAAGTCAATGGACAATGTATCTTCTGATATGGAAGATGACGAAGAAGATGATGAAGAAATGGATAAGCAGTATGAAGGCTGTGGGTGTCCAACATGTAAAGAATTAAACGTAAGTTGTGAAAACTGCCCAGTGTGCCAAGCTGGTGCTATGAAAGGTCAATGCTGTTCAGATATGAATAAAGCAAAAAAACCAAATTATGGAGATATGATTAAGCCACGTCGTGGTGGTTCTACTCCATCTAATCCAAGATTATATGCAAGAATTGTTCAAGAGGCTAAAGATAAGTTTGATGTATATCCATCTGCGGTTGCAAATGGTTGGGTAGTTCAAGAGTATAAGCGCCGTGGAGGTACATACAAGATGGAAGATATGGATAAAAGAGAATTTTCTACAGCAGCACGTGAGAGAATGGCAGAGTCTGGAACAGCAATGCCAGATGGATCTTTTCCAATTGCTAGTCGTTCAGATTTAATGAATGCTATTCGATCAGTTGGTCGTGCAAAAAATTATGAAGCAGCAAAACAACATATTATTCGTCGTGCTCGTGCATTAAATGCTGTTGATATGTTGCCAGAAGATTGGCGAAATTCTGCAAAGAAAGGAATGACTGAGTGGGCGGGATCAATATTTGATCTCAATCCATTTATAAAATAATGGAATCTAATAAAAAAAGTTTAATAAAAACATTTAGTTGGGAGTCATTTCATCTTATTGGTGTAACTGGAGTAATTTATTTATTTACTGGTGAATGGGAATATGCTAGTTTGGGCGCATTACTATATATTGGTTGGGAAGCGATTGGATACTATATTCATGAAAGATTATGGTCTAAATTTGGTAGGAATCTATAATTATGTCATCAGGATCATATAAGCCACATCGTGGTTTTAATGCAGTTCAAATAAAAGATGGAATGATTGTTCGTCTTCGTAAAGATGGAACAATAAAAGCAGTATTAGGAAAATACGGAGAGTATAAAAAAGATGACAAGAAGTAATATAGTAAATCCATCAGATTTTCATAAGTCAGAAACTTATTCTCCAACTTCTGGAATGAAAGCTGCTGCACGTCGTGCATTACGCTGGAAAGAAGAGGGTAAGGCTAATGGTGCTGGAACCCCAGTTGGATGGGGTAGAGCCACAGATATAGTTGCTGGACGTGGGCTATCTCTTGATACTGTTAAAAGAATGTATTCCTTCTTTTCTCGTCACGAAGTTGACAAAAAGGGAAAAGACTTCTATAATACTAGTAACCCATCTAATGGAAGAATTATGTGGGATGCATGGGGTGGAGACGCTGGATTTTCTTGGTCACGGTCAATAGTAGAGCGTGAAAAAAAGAAAGCAAAAAAAATTTGGGAAGGCAGTGCTTTTAAAATATAAAAGGGGGTAGTTATGTCCGATCTTACACCACAAGATTATTCTGAATTAATTAGATATTATAAAAATAAAGTTGCGGATTTAGAGCTGCAATATCTTGTTCTTCAAATAAATAATAAAAAAGATTTTGCATCTAAAATTCAAGAACATGAAAAAAATCTAAATGATAAATTTCAAAAAGAATTGGGATTAGCACACACAAGAATAGAGTCTTTAGAAAAAACTATTATTAAATTAAATAAAATAGAATCTTCAAAAAATAAAAAGAAAAAATAAATGATTGAAATATTATTTTTTATATTTTTTTTGGTTTTTTTTATATATAAAAATAGTAAAAGTAAACCAAAAAATAATACTATTCATAGACAAAGCTATACGCACTCTATGATAAAAAATTTTTTAAATAATAAAAACAATAAGAAAAAAGCATCTCAATCTAAAAAAAGAAAAGAAAGCTTGGAGATAAAAATTTTAACACTTGACGATAAAGCATATTGGATATTAGATAATGTTTTTTATAGTTGTAAAATAATTAACGGCAGTCCAGATTTTTCTAGTGGCGAGCCAGTAGACATATTTAATATGCCTAAAAAAGAACTTGACAAAATGCTCATTATATTGGATAATATAACTAGGGGGTCAAAACATGATAGTAGTGGTTCAAGGGACTAAAGAGTTTAACGACTACAATATTTTTTTGCGTGGTATGGGTGTAGCAATGTCTGGAATGAAAGACAGTGACAAAGAGTTTATTATTTATACGCTTGGACCTATAAAAATAAATTCAATGGTTATAGAGTTTTGCAACCTCTCTGAAAGAGGAATGAAGTCTCGTGGAATGAAGATTAAAAACTATAAAGTTTCGCCTGATTGGGTTTTAGAAAATATGGAATATGTAAACTATTTTGCATTTTTTAGTGGTCCAAAACAACAAATCTCTAAAATAGTAGCAGAAGCTGAATTAAAAAATATTGAAGTTGGAATTTTTAGATATTAGGAGCAAAATGATAGTAACAAGTTTAGAAAAAATGGAAAAAATTGTGGCCAAAAATAAAGAGCTATCTTGGGTTGGCTGGGATGTAAGAGATCTTAAACGATCTGAATCAGGTCGTACTGCCATTAATGGTGTTAGAGTTAATGGAGTCTGGTATTTACAGCGCATTTACTCGGTTACACGTAATGGATGGGATATACCAAACAAGTATAGGGGCTAAACATGAAACAGCATCTATGGAAAGATGATGCTCTTTGTTTAGGATCAGATACTAATGTATTTTTTGATACATATGAGGAAATGGTAGAAACTAGAGAGTTTGTAGATTCTTTATGTAGAACATGTCCTGTTTCCAAAACATGCTTTGCCGTAGGCGTATCTGGTAAAGAATGGGGAGTTTGGGGCGGTATTTACTTAGAAAGTGGAGAAGTGTCTAAAGAATTCAATAATCATAAGACTAAAAAAGATTGGTCTTATACATGGCAAGCACTAACAATGGAGATATAGAATGTATAAAAAAATAAAATTTCACCCAGATGATTCTTTAATGGAGTCAGTAAAACATATTAATTCTTCTGTAAGTTCAATTCCGCAATGGTATAAAGACTCTCCGCAGTTTGTTTCAAATCAAAAAACCCCATCGCTGATTCCGAATTTTCCAACAGCAACTAATTCAACATATAAGAGATGTTCGCCATTTCTAGATGCACTTTCTTCTGGGTATACTATAACTCTTCCTGCAGACTTACAAATATTCCGCAGGCCAGACGGTAATCCATTTTTTGCTTGGAGATATGAAAATCTTAACATGGTGTCTCATCATAATGATGAACAGTTTGAGGGATTTGAAATTCCAGATAGGTTTAATAAAAAAGTTTTTAAATGGGAGTTTAGGTTTCAAGTTGAAACACCCCCTGGATATTCTTGTGTTTTTACACATCCAATGAATAGACTAGACCTACCATTTCAAACACTATCTGGTGTTGTTGATACTGATGGATACCCTCTTGCTGTTTTATTACCATTTGTTATAGAAAAAGATTTTGAGGGCATTATAGATGCGGGTACTCCTATAGCTCAAATAATTCCATTTAAAAGAGAAAACTGGAATAGTGAATACACAAAGTATAGTTCGGAGCAAAGTTCTTTAAGGCAACATAAACTATTATCTAAAATTGTTAGGTCGTATAAGTCCCAATGGTGGAAGAAAAAAATATATCAATAAAATGTATACAGACAATATGCGTAGGGCCTTTCATTCTATACAGGCGCCCAAAAATTTTGTAGTAAATCTTATTGACAATGATAGCTTTCTTACGATAAAATTAGATGAAAGATCATTTGTTAATATGACTCATGATGAAAAATTAGAAGCCGTTAAATATGTTTCTATGTTAAAAAAAGCTTTAGAAATGGAAGGTGCTATAGTGTTAGTAACTAGGGAGCCATTAAAGTAATGCAAACATTTTTGCCACAGTCAGACTACGATACATCTGCAAAAATGCTAGATAGTAAACGACTTAATAAACAGATTCTAGAAGGCTATCAGATACTAAATGTTTTATCTGGTATGTCTAAAAGTGGTGGGTGGCGTAATCATCCAGCAGTACTGATGTGGAAAGGATATGAGCGTGGTCTGTGGCATTATATTCAGTCTATGGTTGCTGAAGCAAAACGCCGTGGTATTAAAACAGAAAATAACGAGGCAAACCTAAATAGACTTAAAGATCGGTGCTGGGAATACTGGGGAGAGCAAGCCCCTTTATATTTTCAAGATTCTAGTAAAATGATTAGAATTGTAACTACTCATCGTGCCAATCTTTTTAAGAAAGATCCTATCTACTATGTACACTTTCAATACGCAGTTAATAGTATTAATAATGCCCCATGTTGTCCAAACCGCAAAGAACCATGTAAGTATTATTGGCCAACACACGTATCATGAGTATATTTATATCAATAGCAAGTTATCGTGATCCAGAATTAGTCAGAACTATCAAATCTGCTATTGATAACGCTTTTAATCCAGATCAATTAGTTTTTTCTGTAATAATACAAGATTTAGAAAAAGATATTCCAGACTTGTCATGGGTAAAAAATTTAAAATTAATAACAATGCATCCAAGAGAAGCAAAAGGTGCAGGGTATGCCAGATCAATTGCAATGAGCCAGTATGCTGGCGAAGACTATTACTTACAGATAGATTCACATACTATATTTGAAAAAAATTGGGATATGGAGTGTATCAAACAACATAATTTAGCAAAGTCATTATCTAGAAATGAAAAAATAATACTATCTTACTTTCCAGCACCATTTCATGTTGAGCCAAACAGTTCAGTATATTTTATTAAAAATGACAAAACTAAACCACCATATTCAACAAGACAAGTGCCGTCTTTAAATAAACGAAACGAATGGACTGCTAAAAGATTAGATTTTATAGATACCGAAAGAAAAAATCCAGAGCAGTCGTCCACAGTACTTGCTGGTTTTATTTTCACTTCTGGAAATATTGTAGAAGAGGTTCCATATGATCCAGATATTAGTTTTTTTGGAGAAGAGGTTTGTTTTGCTATGAGATCTTGGACTAGAGGATGGGATATATATTCTCCATCAAAAAATATTGTGTATCATTTTTATAATCGTGCAAACTATAGTAAAATATGGAAAGACAAAAATATAAGAAAACTTTCTTGGAAAGAAATAGAGCAAAAATCAAAAGAAAGACAAAAGTTAATTTTATGTGGAATTGAGCAAGGTATTTTTGGTGCTGGCCAATATAGACATTTAAGGGCATATGAAAAATTTGCTGGAGTAGATTTCAAAAAAACATATGGTTTGACATAAACATACAATAGTAGTACAATAGTATTGAAAGAGGTGTTTATGGATATTGTTTATTTTGTTTTAGGAGCTACATCTCTTATATTTTTTTGGCTGTATATTAATACAAGAAAAAGATTGGTTATTCTTCGGGATGGTTTTCAAAAATTATATGAGTCAAACCAGATATTAAGATCTATTATTGATGAAAAACCTACAAAAGAAGAAGAAGATATCCATAAAGAAAATTTTATTAAGTTTTTATCTGATTCTAGAGAGTGGGCCTATGACTATATTGAAAATGTTCAAAATGGTATTGAAGGGTTTATAAAAAAAGTAGAGCCATCTATAAAACATTTTAATGAGTATGGATCTGTAGTAGAGGGATCACCTCATTATGGTAGTATGAAGATTATTAGTTCCGAGTTTGAAAAGTTAAAGACTTTACTTCCAGAGGAATTTAGTGATAGACGCTAGGGGTATTCCTACATGCGAGTGTCCAAATTGTGGTGGAACACTATTTAGAGCACTAATTGCATTTGACCCAGAAACGTATACAATAGGGATGTATCATTTAGATATAGAGTGTCATGCTTGTGGTGCTTTTTGTACCGCACCTACACCGTTAGATAATCCACAGGGGGAAAAATGAAAGAAATATTTTTATCAGTACTAACAGGTTTTGGATGTGGCGTAGTATTCGCAGCATTCAAATTGCCAGTTCCAGCACCGCCAGTATTTGCAGGGGTGGCAGGAATTATCGGATTATGGGCTGGCTATGCTATACTAATTAGGGTTCTATCCTAGGAGGACAAAATGGAACTAAGTAAGAAAAATAAGGCAATGCTTGCATCATATGCTCGCTCAGTAGTAGGTGCAGCGTCAACTCTATACATTGCTGGAGTAACAGATCCAAAGGATCTTTGGGCAGCACTAATTGGTGCTCTTATTCCAGTGGCGGCACGTGCAATTAATCCAAACGATCCAGCATTCGGTCGTTTGCCAAAGGCTTCTGATGTTGAAGAAGCATTAAAGTCTGCAAAGCCACGAAAGAAGAAGTCTGAGTAAATAGCTCGGCGAAGATAGGGCGTGATCCTTTTGGGTTGCGCCCTATTTTAATATTTCAATATATTTATCTTTTAAAATATCAACAGAAAAATTATTATATCCAATATTAAATGCTTTTTGTTTTTGCTCAAATTTATTACTAACAACATAATCATCAATTAATTTAGCAAGCATTTTAGGATTACCTTCATATACATCAATTAGAGTTCTTGCTCTAAATTGATCTATCTTGTTAGATTTAACCAACCATTCTTTTGGAAGCACCGTGTTGTTTGGTGATATATCTGTCATAAAAACTGGTAGTCCAGATAGCAAAGCCTCATTCATTGGAAGGCATAATCCTGCATACCTTCTTGGAAGAATCATGGCATCAAAACCAGAGTAAAGATCTTCTCTGTTTTCTGGACTTTTGGTATCTATAGACAAACGACTATCTTTTATATCAATATTAAGTTCAGACTGAGATTTTATTACAATTTCATAATCTGTTTTAGAATATTTAAGCATCTCAACTATTGTATTTGTTCCATTACGATCTAAATGTGCTGCTTTTCCACCTACATGCAATAATCTTTTATAGTCTTTACTTAAGTTATTAGCCTTTACCTTAGCAAAATTTTCATGGGTAGTTGGAGGTGGTAGGTGAATAACCCTAGACTTACTCCCAAAAGCCTCTGTAACGGCCTCAAAACCCCATAAACTGGGTGCTAGAAGAACGTCTGGAAGATCCAACTCTGGCCTCTGTAGATTGTCTAAAAACTCATAATTATATTGAAGTACTGTTTTGACATTTCTTTTTCTAGCTAAACTAATAAAGTCTTTATTATAAAATGTTTCACAAGATAATACGACATCAAGACCACGAAGAAATATATTTATATCGCTAGGTTTTGGAAAACCACGAACATGTTGGCAATCATATTTCTCATACCACTCTGGATGTTGTTTATTTTTATTGAATGATGTAGAGTTTATAAGCATAACCTTTGTAGGGTTAAGCATGTCTACTAATTCTTTTGTTTGATTACCAAGACCAGTATTATCTGATCTAGCAATTATTCCTAACTTCATTAATAGAGCCACGCCCAAATCATACCGCCACGTTCCCAAGATCCCATGGTGCGGACATGATGTGTTTCTGAAAGCTTTTGCACCATTTCACCCATTTGTCTACCAGAGCGAATGTCAAACTCCATAGTAATGTATTTACACTTGTTAAGGTTTTCTTTTGAGGCACCAAGAATAATTTCTGTCTCTGCTCCCTCAACATCTATTTTTAATACATCAACTTCGTTAATATGATATAGCATAAAGAAATTATCAAGCGGCATAACTTCTACTTCTGCACCAAACATGCCATCATCTTTAATGCTTGATCCACCACCACTATCATGAATCACTGCAGTGCCTTTAAAATCACTAATAGCATATGGGCAAGTATATATTTTATCTTCCATTTTATTTATTTCAATATTACGTTTTAAAGCTTCAAGATTATGTGGCTCAGGTTCAATAGCATAAACAGTAGCGCCATGATGAGCAGCATATACAGAGAATGCACCGATATTTGCCCCAATATCAATAACTACACCACCCCTATTGAAATGAGTGTCTTTAACCTCATAAACATTTTCTTGCCAAATTTCTCTTACTACAATTTGATCTGTTTCATACTCATCTCTTAAATCAAATTTAACAAGGCTTGCAATTGGAACGGTATATATCATATTTTTAACTCCTTAAGTATTTGTTCCCATCTATTTTTATATGTATATTTGCTTTTAACTAGTTCATGACCTGCTTTTCGTATTGTTTCACGCTCTTCATCATGCTTTAAGTAATAGTCAATAAGTTGTTTTAGTTGTTTAAAGTTTCCATATTCATAAAATACAAGATGTTTTTTATCTTCAAACTCTCTTTCCATACCTTTAACATATGGATGAATTATAAAACCACCACGCCCCATTGTTTCATAAACACGATCAGACCAGTAATTTGGGTAATTAAAATTAATACATAGGGTATCCCCAACTACAACTTTTGATGTTGCATACAATTTATTTAATACTGGTCCACGTATAGCTGGTTTTCCACCGCTTCCGTAGTGCTCAAATTTATCACCATAGGTTTCCTCTAACCAGTCAATTAGCTTAGGTCTATATTCCCATTCTGGATGGTATCTTTTGCTACCAACAAAAACAACGTCATGTGTTTTAGGATATTCTTTTAAATAGCACTCTTTATCATAAACCCCAGCAGGGACGTAGTGTCCAACTACTTTTGTTTTAGTATTAAACCAATCAGCCATCTTGCTATCAACAGTAAAAAAATGACCAATGTGTTTATAAACAGGGTGTGTGTTTAAATCTTTTTGTCTTTGTAAACCAAACCAAAGGTCAAGATGATATGTCATTGTTGGAATACCATAATCAGATAGAGTTTTTAATACTCTGTCCATTTCAAATTTGCCAGGAGTTCTCCAACCATGGGTATGAACCCACACAAGAAGATCTGAGTCAATAGAATATTTTAGTATTTCTTCACTTTTGGCTTCAGACTCTTGAAGTCTTATAACCTTATGACCCATAGATTCCAGGGTATTGGCATGATGTGTCTCACTAGTATAGTCAACACGAAAATTACCTAAGAATACTATTTTTGCCAAGACTACCCCTTTTTATTGATAACATCAATTATAGCATTAACGTACTTATCGTAATCAATTTCAATGATTGAATTTTGAGAATCTATTTTGTGTATTTTAATATCTTTGCCAATTTGAAATAATATACTTTTAATTTCTTCTTCTAACGACATGCAATGATTATATCATTGGCAGCACTAACGGGAATCGAACCCGTCTTTCCGCCGTGAAAGGGCGATGTCCTAACCGATAGACGATAGTGCCATGCGATCCATATCGGACTTGAACCGACGACCTCTACCGTGACAGGGTAGCGCTCTAACCAACTGAGCTAATGGACCTTGTATGCCAGTCACGTTATCTGTTTTTACAGCGAATATAACTACTGGCTCTACTCCCTAGACAACGATTCCAGCGGACACTCTCGACAAGTGCAATCCACCATCTATGCCAGCGACATTTTCGGGGCAGTTGTATCTATCCTGAGTCGAATCTAGATAGACCTTGTGGAACAAGTAGGACTTGAACCTACGACGACCCGATTATGAGTCGGGGGCTCTAACCAACTGAGCTATTGTTCCTTAATTTATTTTAATTTGTCTTTATAGCTGAAATTCTTTTCCAGCATTTAACACATGTTACGTAAGTTAAACCAGTAAATGGACAAGAAGATTTATTGGTTTCTATATGCTTGCATACTTTTTGTTTAATTATCATTGGCATAGACTTAATTAAATATATAAAAAAACTCATTTATTTTTCCTAATCATACGATTTTTTATTCCATATATTATTTTTGTACCACCCAGATATCACTGAATTACTTTTTTTCAAATAAACCTGTGCAGACTCAACTAAGTTATTCTTTTTTTCTAAAATCCAGTTTTCATTTTTAAATGGAATAATTTGCATTATAGGTGTTCCCTTTGTTAATATTCCGTCAAAGTTATTTTGCAATATAAAGGGTGCCTGACCACCTGCTGGAATTATCCATCCACTATCTATAATACCAGTAAGGGTAATAAATGGCAAATCAAATCTATTAAAAGGATGAGTAACTAAAACACTATATCCTTTTGGAATTTCTATTGCTAATGGAAAGTTCCATGCAAATTCATTTTTATAAAAACCATTTGGCTTTTGAACGTAACTCATTTCAATGTCTCTATTTAAAATTGCTGGATCACCATAATGGTTAGCTGTCAAAAATGGATTTCCCAACGAATCTTTTGTTATTACAACATCGTGTGCCAGAGTAACAATGTATCCAGAAATTAAAGCATCTAAAAATGGAATACAGTTTTTTAAAGTTTTTCTTAGTTTGGGGTTGGGCGGAGAAACTAATATACCATCCTGCCATTTTGGTATATCTTTATACCATTTTGGTATTAATTTTTTAGCAGGAACCAAGTTGTCTGGATATATATCTATTGCCGACTCAAAGTTAATTATATTTTTTTTCTTAAACATTTTTACCTATATTCTAGTAGAAACTATCTCCACACGCACATCCTCCTTGTGCATTTGGATTATCGATAGTAAAACCTTGTTTTTCAATTGTATTAATAAAATCTAGTGTTGCTCCTTCTAAATAAGGCAAAGACATTTTGTCTATTCTTACATCAAATTTTTCAAATCTCAATAAATGATCTTCTAGTTTATTTTCATAGTCAAAGTAAGTTTGATATTTTAATCCTGAACATCCGCCAGGCTGTACAGATATTCTTAAAAAAATAAATTGATGTGGATTTGTTATCTTATATTCATCAATGAGTTCTGATATTTTGTTTTTTGCATTTTCTGTAAAAGTCATCACATTACATCACCATCTTCTTCAATGTCTATTTCGTAAAAAGTTCCATATTTATCGTAGATAGGCCAAAAGGTATCCCATAAAAATAGATTTACTTTATATTTCCAACCTGTATATCCTGCATCTTCCATATAGGATATATCAAGCAATCCTTTGGAGGCTATTGATCCTGCTATATTTGCAATCCACCGAAGCGGAGGACGAGATTTATCTACCCTCGTCGTCCTCCACTCTCCGATGAAGTCATCTTCATGACGCATATTTTACTTCCACGGATCTTCAGTGGATGCTGTCATTGCCATTGCTGGCGATACATTCTTTGAAAGGCTATAGGAAGTTACTCCAATAGATTCCCCCCGCACATCATATGAGCTACGTGTTGAGCCGTCTGTTTTGTCTGTCCAAGTATCTTGATAAATGGTTCCACGAATAATTACTTCCTGGCCCTTCTTCACCGTAGACATTGCCTGTTCAGCAGCTTTATTCCACATCTTAACTGTCCACCAAGATGTGTCTTTATCTACCCACTCACCATTTGCATTCTTTACACGATCACTTGTAACAACACGGAAACGAACTCCCTTGTCACCGATCTTTTCTGGATCTGTGCCTAGACGACCTACTAATGTAATTTCTGGATTCATGCTCTCTCTTTTCTCTATAGTTACGCTTTTCCAGCTTTATCAGTTTACCATAACAAAATGGCTATGTCAAGAAACAATAATACCAAGAAGAAATCCAATAATAAAAGGAGCTAAAATTATTACACCTATATATTTTCTTTCAACATATTGTCTAATGACATCATTAGCAATATCTTGTTCTACTTCAACCCAATTATTATCAATATCTTTTGTAAAATATTTATATTTTTTCACTTCTTGCCTCTAGCAATATTAGCTGCCATCATTCTCATACCAAGTGCATTCGTAATACTTGTTTCAATCTCTATTGATTCAATTTCTCTAGCAATAGACTCTCGTACCTGCTTGACGACATTGTGAGTACCGTCACAATTTCCCTCCGTATCTCTTGTAAAACTACATTTACATTTTCCCATTATGTTCCTTCTTGTGTCTACTTAAAGTGTCATGAGCAAATATACCCCAACGCACCTCAATTTCTTTTGAACAAATATAACATATAACAACTTTGTTACTCATGTTATCTTTCTATTTTTAATTTATCATGCCATCTTACATGATCTGCCTGTTTATGGGGCGGTATGACTGAAAAACAAATAGTACATAAAAGCATTTCATGACCAGCTTTAAATATTTCAAATGATACCTCTGCCATATCTTTATGATACCAGGTTTGAAGCGTTTTTGCAACTATAGTGTATAATTAAATGATCTGGGAGGATAAAAATGGCAATAAAAAATAATATAGATTTAAATATAGTGCGTGGTAAAAGCGTAATGGTTGGAACTCCAATGTATGGCGGTATGAACTTTGCTAACTATTTTGAATCAATGATGAGGCTATCTATTTTTTGCGCTAAAGAAAATATAAAGCTTGGAATGACATATATAACATCAGAATCTCTGATTGCTCGTGGTAGAAATGAAATTGTTAAAAAGTTTTTAGATAGTGATTATGATTATTTATTTTTTATTGATGGTGATATTTCTTTTGATCATGTGGATTTTATTCATGCTGTGTATTTAGCTGCAACTAATGAAGATAAGAAGATTATTGTTGGCCCATATCCACATAAAACTATTGTTTGGGATAGAATACAAAAAGCAAAAGATCTTGGGCTTATTAAAGAAGATTCAGACTATATGAAATATTCTGGACGGTATGGAATTAATTTTTATGGTGAGAAAAGAGAAATAACACTAACGGAACCTGTAGAAATTAAAGATGGAAGTACTGGTTTTATGCTAATTTCAAGAGAAGTATTTGAAAAGTTTTATCAAGCATATCCAGAACAAAAATATGTAAATGCTAAAACAGAAGAACCAATGTTTGCATATTTTGACTGTAAAATTGATGAAATTGACAATACATATTTATCGGAAGATTATTTCTTTACAAGATGGGCAAATAAAATTGGTTATAAAACATGGCTTATGCCATGGGTAAAACTACAGCATATGGGGAGCATGTTATTTACTGGATCTTTTATTGATTTTGCGGTATTAAATAAAGCTATTGATGATAGCTCTAATAAATAACTATATATTTTCGTTTAATCCTCTTGCAATATCTGCACAAGCCATAAAAGCTTTTTTAGTTTGCCTGCTTTTAGCTTTTCCGTGTGTAGCCCAAACATCGTAGGTATATTCTATGTCTAAAGCAATCTGCTCTCTAATTTCTTTTACTGTAAAAACAATAAAATCCCAAATTTGTTCTTTTTGTTTATCCGTTAGCTCTTCTGTCCAATTATTCATCTCTATGCTCTCTTTTGTGTCTATTCAAAGTATCATGACCAAAGATACCCCAACGTACTTCAATTTCTTTTGAACAAATATTACAAATTACAACTTTGCCTTTCTCCATATATAGATTATACACCAATAACACCTATATGTCAATTACGCTTTTAAGTTCGGCGCAAAATAGAAATACAAAACCACCATTTGCCCCTTTGCGGGGCAATATGGTTAGGCATTCTCCCTTTGCTTTAACCAATATTTATATTCTGAATTAAGCTTTGTTTTTTTACTAGAATTACAAGACTTACATAAAGGCTGTAAATTTCCAACAGAGTGATTTCCCGATCTAGATATGGGAATAATATGATCTATCGTAATCTTTTCTGTAGTCCCGCAAAATGAGCAGGGCATGGAGTAAAGCCTATCAATCTCCTTATTTAAAATCTTATAGGAAGATCCTCCATTATTCTTTACCTTTTTACCTGTACTAGAGTTATACACATATTTATAAAACTTATCCCTATTGGCTTCATTCCATGCTTTTGCTCTGGCTACACGGATAGCACTAGTATCTTTTCTATATTGCTTTTTCTTAAGCATATATTCTTTATCTTGTTTTTGTCTAGGCCAACGCTCTTTATTGGCTTTCTTCCAATATTTCTTTACCTTTTCTGGATTGGCCTTACGCCATTGATTAGCATATTTCTTAGCACATTCTTTACATTGTCCAGATTTATTATAAAAGCTTGATAATGGCAACTCAAGGCCACATTTTATACAAGTTTTCATACTTCATTGTCCCATAACTTAGGCGGTATGTCAATTAAGTTAAGTCTAAAGATTTATCTATAGCGTCATCCATAGAATAGGGATGCTCTTTACTACAATTACCACATTCTTTACACATATATCTATTATACAGAAAGGGAGCAGTTTAGGGCTCATGCTCAGGAGCGCATCCCCAGAAAGGGAGGGACGACTTGCTCCCCCAGAAAGGGAGGGGAGAGAAGGGTTTCAAGGCCCTTCTATATCCAATTATACACAACTTTGGGCGGGTATGCAAATCAAGGCGGTATATAGGAGTATGCTAAACTATCCTAGTATGATAACCAACTGTATAAGATGTAAGACAAAACTAATCCCCATAGTCCATGGAAGAATAGATCCAGAAATGTTAGATATGCAGGATAAAGGATTATTGCTGATTAGTTTGGATGAGACCAGAACTGCTAATAGCTATTGCCCATTATGTGAAGAAGCCTATGGGGATTTTACTGATCTACCCCTGGATTTTGATCAGATTCATGATTAGAACAAACAGAAAATAGCTTTTCTTTTACCGCCTTTATTCCTGTGGACTTATTGCCACAAAAATAACAATAGGACATGAATCCCATATCTCTTTGGCGTATCTGGTCCAAAGCCTCTATTAGGCGAGAATCTTTATACCATTGTGTATGTTGGCTAGGCAATTTCAACTACCCCCTTTGTATCTAAACAAATCTTACAAGTTTCAAAGAAAGCATTTATTTCAGGAACTATCGCATAGTCCCAGTCACACTCATGTGGAGTCATTCTGGCTATGCGAATACGCTCAAAGAACTCTTCTCTTTTGGCTAAAAAGTCATCCATATCCATTTAAAGATTATAGCAGATATCCACATATTTGTCTAGTTATCCACAGGTTTATCCACATTTAAATCTTACTGTGGATATTTTTATATTCTATGAATGGAGGAAAGTGGAGGGAAGTGGGGAATGGACCACTTTTAAGAGGGGCGTTCGTAATGCTGCAGCGGCAAAACCCCCTTTCCAAATTTTCAAATAGGAATTTCCCCCATATACCACATATCAAATTGTTTGTCAAGTATCATTTATATCCACAATATGAGCAAAACTGTCTCAATATTTGATATCAAAATGTTATAAAAATTGCTCAAAATTGTGGAAAACAATAACAAAATGTTATAAAACATATTGGAAATATTTGAAAAATCCAGGAAAAAATATTGTTTGTTCGTAATCTATTTTCCAGGATATATTGTTTGTATATAGGGTAATGATCGTAATCTTTTTTATACCGCCCGCCTTTTGCCGCCCCTTGACAAAACGCCCGCTGCACGGTATAATGCCCGTCAAAATGCTGGGCTTAAAAAACGGCGTTCGTAATCTTATTTTTTCAAAAATGGCGGGGTATATAAAGAGATACCAATTACTACTATAAGAGCTATACCTGATATAAGGATATAGATATGTTTGGATATAGGGGTTTGGGGAAAATATTGTTTGGATCGTAATCTAAAAAAATGGGAAAAATATTCGATGTTCGTAATCTAATAAATTGCTATAAGGTTTGTCGAAAAATCTTATGGGTTTTGCTTCTTCTCCGCAAAGTCTAATAAATTATCTAGAGTTGTCCCATCTTCAATTTCTTTTTCTTCAACACCAAGAGCAGTAATAAATAATAAAAATGTTTCATTAATATATATCTGTCCTGTTTCTGTTACTTCATTAATAAGACCTTCTTTTAACATATATGCCATCGGCAGCCCAAGATCATTATATTCAATAAAGTCAGTAAAAGCTTCCTCATCTCTATAGTTCTCCCATAGATCTGATAGGATATTACATTTTGTTCTATAGTCCAGCATTACTTCTTACCCTTCTCAATTGGAATTACTTCAGCCTCTACCGCCTGAGCCTCCATAAACTCTACAACACTATTATACATAATGGCAGGGTCAAGTTCCCTGATTTCACAAAGGGTATCCCAAGTGACCTCAATACGAGCCTTACCTTCCTCAGTTAGTTTTGCCCAACCACCAAATACAAATAAGGCAAGTGTAAGTTCGTCCTCATACTCTTTCCAAAAATCTGACGGGAGAAAACCAACATTTTCTAATTGTGTTGCTTCCTGCCAAATAAAGGATAGTATTTCTACTGTCTTACCATAGTCCATTTTGTATCCAACTTTCATGTCGCTTCTTAGGATTTAGAATAAACTCTTTCTCCTCTTGTGCCGCTTCTATCATAGTGACTAATCGTGTATAAGTCAAATGAGGTAAAACTCTAGCAAGCATAACTCCTGTTTGTTCTAGGTCTAAATCTAAGTCTTCTACAATAGCCTTTAGTCTTTTGGCTACCCGTTCTTCGGGGGTAATCCCCCTACTAATCCTATAAGTCATTATTTATACCCTCTCTCATTGTATCAAATATGTTGGGGGAGCGCAAGCCCACCACAGCCTGCGCTCCACCCTTATTGTCGTGGGAGGACCCCTCGTCCCACGTATACAGTCCGTTCACCACACGGACCCTCAGTCAAACCCTAAACCATGGCTGGAAGGTTATAATCAATGAATGATTGTATTGGATGAGACATGCCATGGTGCTTAACAATATTATTAACAAAGTCAACAGTGACGGGCTCATATGACTCTTCTCCACCCTCTGGCCCTACATGCAGGCCAAAGCCTGTCTCCTCATTCCAAGATTGTCCAATCAACTGGCTCACAGTGATACGCAGCGCATATGGAATATCTCCCATAGCAATGCGTGGCATAGCAGCATTTAGGGCTGCAGCAAGGTCAGTAAATTTGCTGTCGCCTCCCCAATGGCTGTACAACGTTAGCTCCCCAGTTGGTGTTACAAATGTAAAATTAGTACGTGCTCCCATTATCTTTCCTTTCTGTATAGTTTGCATTAATCATATCAAATTCAAGCGGTAGTGTCAATTGGATCCAATCATTCATTATCTAACCACCCGTCCTCATCCAGGGATACAAGGAAGTTATTGTCTCTCATCCAATCACGGATTACTTCTTCTATGATATCTCCGCCTGAGTCCATGCTGAGGCCAAAGCCGTCTACATCTTGCCAGAACTTATCAAAGATTTGTTTTAATGTTATGCCTTCAGGCACAGCCTCATCAACATAATCATTTACAGCAAGGTCCTTCATCTGATAGTTCTCAAATATCTCTCTGATAACGTCAAAGGACCATACCCACATCAATGACGGGAAGACAGGAATCTTCTCTAACTTATCTATAATCTCATTTAGTTGATTATAAACATCATCTCTACGTGTTGCTTCTTGTAGGTCTAACTCACTCATTCACAGCCTCCTTAGCGGCAAGGGCAAATGACAAATCATATGTCAAACTATATAGATGAGAAAGTGCGTCTACCTGACCTTCCCAATATTTACGTTCCATAGATTCCATGGCGTCACTAAAGTCGTTCTCCTCTTCAATACGCTGTGCTTCTGTAAGTTCTTGTTCAGCCTCCAGCATTAATACTTTGAGGTGCCCATGCATGATATCAATACCACTGATACCATGGTCTACCTGCCTCTGCAGATATGGGTCTAGAGTTGTTGGCGTTATTTCCATTATTATCCTTCCTGTGCATTCTTAAGTATATAGTGCATACCTACTATTTGTCCATTTATAAAATTAAATTCAATATCTAAATCAGCAAAGTCTTTAGAGGCAGGGTCTAATGCTTCCATTTCTTTTGTTAATCCCTCTAAATCTTGCTCAAGACTAATAATAGTAATCTTGATAAATTCAATTAATGTTTCTAGATTCATTAGAGCCCTTCCTCTATCTGATGTAGCATATCCTCATATGCTTCTAACTGCCCTTGATAAAATGAGGCCATGTCTTCTTCTGTAGTCATATCAAGGTCATCTTCATATAACTTGATTTGCTCTTTGATATATTCTATTAACTTGGCTTTACGTGCTATGTATTCTGATTCCATTATGCTTCTACCCTTCTGTATTCTGGAACATGCTCCTCATCCAAGTATATCTTGTGGTCCTCACATTCCGCAACACAGTCAAGGTCTGCTTCGCCAAGATAATTACACTCACTGCAGATTTCTCCACAGTCATTCTCACAGTATTCCATGCAATCCTCTGCTTCGCAATCACGGCATTTGGATTCATACTCAGAGCCTTCTAGTTGTTCTCCACGCAGGAATTCACACTCTCCGCCCCAACCTGTTTCTTCTTCATAAGATAAGGTAAATAGTAATGACGGATACTGTTCAGATAATTTTGCAATAGCAGGCATAGGTGGAGACCAAGCGGTATTAAAATTATAATACACAACTAGATTCTCACCATTCTCAGTAGGACCCTCTATGTATGTATCAGGATATTTATCGTCTGCTTTTACTGCAACATCCCACTTGGTTCCCCAATTACGAACATTCCAGTTATACCAAGAGTTGTCTACTTGTGCTATGGCTAGTGTATCTGCCCACCATTTTTTATCTGTTACATCTAAACTAGATGATTGTGGTTGCTTTACATATTCTAAATCATCAATACCTTCTTGACGGTGGTTAAAAATATTATGAAAAGCAAATACAGGATTAGGATAAGTAGTTTGAGATACCTGCATTTCTTTTGTTTCCATATTCCATGAATCATGAATCATGACGAATGGCTTGTTCATTTGGCGAACAAGGTCTTTTACTAAATCAGGATTGCCTTCTATTGTTAATCCGTTATATACCCAATTTGGCATGGGGTTCCTTTCTGTTGGTCGTAATACGATTATCCCAAAAAATGGGGGTTTTTGTCAAGCGTTCGTAAAGGCTTTTGGTGTGATTTAGGACACATGGCCCTCAGCCAGTAAGCCAAGCAGTAGATCCTCAAGCTCTCTTAGGACCTCTTTATCTTCATCAGCAAACTTAGTATCCTTTATATGATGATGAATAGAATAGTTAAGAGTAGTGTACATTTTTTCTACTTGTTCGGCGGTATACCCAAGCATTATTTCTCCTCATTCCATTCTAAATAATACTGGTCTTCAGGGGTAAGATTATAAAACTGATTAAACCTACCCTTTATATAATTACTATCAGACATACTAGCAACCTGATAGTCTGCATATAATTGTCCTTCATCAAGATTATTATTAATCCATTCTTGAACTAGGTGGTCTGCGATATCTGAATAGATAGCGTCAATTACCATTTGGTTTTCATTGTTTAGAAATGATTCAGCCATTGTTTATCCTTTCATAAGCAGGCAGTGAAGTTACTGTTAATTCTAGCATTTGGTCAGGGTATTGGTCAAGCACCCAATTAAGAGCATTTCCAGCGGTATCAAAATCAGATACACATCTACTATTACCATACTCCTGTATATTAACTTCCCAACAGTCAATACCGCCAGGGGAGCATGAGTATTCCATTTCATATATTTCTACGTTTAGGGTCATAAATAAATTTTAGCAAAAACTGGGGAAAAAATCAAGTCGTTCGTAATTAAACAATATAGAAAAATATCATGGTTTCGAAAATTTTTAGCAGCTTTAGATCTAAATAAAAAATGAGCAGTTTATACTCTTGCTCAGGAGTTGCGTATTTATTTACGCTATCGCTAAAACATCTTTTACAACTTTTAGCAAACGATTTTTTTCTGCTGTAATTGTAGCATCAAAACCAGAAGCAGCAGCAAGTAGAGATTCGTTAGAACCACCACGAGCAGAGCGGTGCCAATCAAGGCGTTCAGTTAGAGCATTGAAAGCACCCCAAGCGGTGTTAGCAATCATGCCATTGAATTCACCTGTGTAAATATCGTTGATAACATCAACTTTATTTTCCCACTTTTTGATTGAACCCTTAGAATCTTTCTCAGGCTTAGGATAAGCAGCGAGAATGATATTGTTGAAATCTTGCGCTGTGATTTCTTTCTCAATCATAGCCTTAGCCATGATGTCAAAAGCGTCCATGTATTTGTTAGCAAGACCAAGAGTCTCACGAGCAATTTGAACTTTACCATTAGCGGTCTGAGTGTGGCGAATCTTGAAAGATTGCTTGATAGCATTCTTGCCACGCTTAGAACCTAGCGCAAGGTTTAGAGTATTAGCACACACAACACGAACAGGTGTAATGCTTGCTTGAATAGCAATAGAGCCGTCGTGTGATGTATTGATAAGAAGATAAGTCTTTACCTTATCAGCAACACCACTAGGGTCTAAAACTGTCTCACGCTCAAGAGCAAGAGAGCCAAATACAACACGACCACCACGAATGGAGCCAGCAGTTTCCCAACGACCTCCGCCGTCAAGAATATTATCACCGAATGAGAATAAATCTTCATTCTGTAAAACATGATAACGCTCACCGACAACACCAAGAATATCTGTCTGAGTGCTATCTGTAGGATTGGTACGAACTACATATTGGTAGTTTTTATCTGATGATAAGTGAGATGGAATATTTACATCTTCAAGACGCACATTCCAATTTGATAAGTTAGCAGCAGCAAGCATTTCGCTTGTTGTTTTTTCTTCTGTGAAAACTGTGCCTAGACCATGCCAAGCAGGTTCTCTGAAAGAAGCAAAAGAAGCAACGCCATTTTGCGTTTCTAATTCATGAGCCATTTATTTTTCCTTTCTATAGCCATTTAGAATCAATCTTAGCAGACATGGCTGGGAATGTCAAATAGGGCTGTTAGAAATCGGGAGAAATCGGACATCGTTCGTAACTTGACAAAGCTGCCATGATCGTGTCGAAAATTTTGTGGAGCAGTTTTAGGACGTGCTCAGGTCCTGGATAGCCCCACTATCACGCTTTATAGATGTTATCTACCTCAACATCTACTTCTCCGTCATGTAAGTTTAGTTCAGCATAAACATTTAAATCAATATCGCTAACATCAAAGTTAGCAACTTCATCCAAGGGAACCAATACTGTTCCTCTAATTGTGGCGGTAGCCTCAAATTCAATTTCCTTTGTAGGATTAAATCCAAAGATACTGCATATGTCAGCAACTATCTCCTCTGAATCCATATCAAGATAATCAGGAAGACGGTTTTCTAGCATATTTACATTAGAAATATACTGTGCAAGATTCTTAACATTACTGCGGTTTTGATGTAGTTCCCATTCAAGGTCTACAACTTTTACAGTAGGATAAGAAGCAACTCCATCCTCAATAACTTTGTAAGTAACCAATTGATTAGAGTTGTAGTGAGCAGGCACTACGATTTCAGTTGTTTCCATTTGTTATGTCCTTTCCTAACTGGTCAAACTCTTTTATAGAACTCATCATCTCATCTAATTGAGATTCTGTCAAGGTCACATGGGTGACTAGGGTAGCGGTAAGTGAAGCAAGATGAGCAGAATAAATAAACATTGCTCTAGCGAATTCATCGCCAGTCATTTCACTTCTGTTATGGTACAAGGCAGAAGCCATAGCCATAGTTTCTTCATCATGGACTGCTTCTTGTGTTGCCTGTTGTAATGCGATAGCGGTTGCTAACATGGGGGTTTCCTTTCTTTTGGTATTTACTAAGTCTAGCAGAAATCAGGGAAAAATACAAATCCCGTCTTAAAGCTCCCCTGTGAGAATGATCACATTTTGTCGAAAATTTTTTGAGCAGTTTTTTATCATGCTCAGGATAATTGGGTTGTGGCGGGGCAATTGCGATTACACAGTTCAAACCGCCACAATTCTAATTAGATAGTTTTTACCATAGCAAAACGCTGTTGTCCGTTTGCCAAGCGTAGCATTACCTTAGTTACATTTTTAGTTTGTGGAACAAACTTTTCAATGCGACCTGTAATACCTGTTTTAGAAGTAGTGAATAAATCTCCTACTTGATAAGTGTATCCGCCGAGTGTCATTTATTTTCCTTTCTGTTGGTGTGTGTTGAGCAGTTTTATTTCATGCTCAGGAAAGTATCTCACTAGAGATAACGAGCGATAGAGTTGTAAGTAGAAGTGGAAACTGTTTCCTCATCTGTCATCTTGAGAATACGAATTGCGTTCTCAATTTCATCTACCATTTCTTTGTATTGCCACTCATGGTAAGTGTCAAAATCCTTCTGCGGTTCAGCAGGTAGGTCAATAGCACCTTTAGGTAGGTTGAAATCAACATTTATCATGCCGTTGTAGCGGAGATTTGCTTGTAGATTTTCTGCTTTGTTGATAGCGTTGAGAGCGAGTTTGGCAACATCTTTAGACCACTTTTCGTGAGCCTTGTTGTATCGTTCCTCGTTTGTTGCTTGATTAGCCTTATCCTTTTGGATTTGTGCTAACTTAGTTTCTAATGCCTTGATTACCTTAGTGGTAGCAATTTTGACATTTATGGACTTATTGTTTCTAGCCATTTGTTTTTCCTTTCTGTTGGGGTATCTATCCTAGCATTTCTAGGTAGAAAAATCAAGTTGAGCAGTTTATCCTTCTCATGCTCAGGAGAGGTTAGCGTTTGCTAAGGTTAGTTTGCTTTCCAAGTTGTCCAGCGTGTCTGACCTTCAACATCAAGTTTGACCCGAACTGTGTTCTTGTTCGTTGGCACGATTTCCTTGATAACACCTGTCACCTTTGACTTCTGTGAGGTGTAGGTATCGCCCACCTTGTAAGTTGATACTGATACTGTCATTTGTTTCTCCTTTGTTAGTTGGTTATTGCTTTATGGTATTTATTATTTCATTTATTTTTGGCTTTGTCAAGTTATTCCCCCCAAAAATCTCATTATTTGAGATTTGTGAGATAAATCACTTTCCGCCTGCCATTGTTAGTGTGATTAGCAGGGCTATGCCTAATAGGATTATTACTTCCATTATTACCCTTTCTGTTGCTATCTCTACTTCTTTTTAGCAGAGAATACTATGTCCGCCTTATTATAGACACACAGAGAACATTTTACACAAGCAGAGCCCGCTTTGTCAATTAGCGGAATTGCTTTTTTATTTTCAGGACACTTTGCGCCTACCCGCCCAATCATCTCTTTCATGTCTGCCTGTCCTATTGCGAAAGTATCGGCTAAGTATGCTAATCTAATTCCACTTTGTGATAACTCTACGGCTTCCGCTTTGTTATCTGTATCAGTAGAAAAATAGAGAGATAGATTTTCAATACCCGTTAGGATACGGGCAGCTGAGGGTACACGGGTATAGACCCAAAATTGTATGTCTGTATTATTATTTATTACACTTTTCCATGCTAGTGTGTAAGTATCATTGAAGAAATCGCCGTCCCAGTGGATACGGAATAACTTTTGAGCATTGCGTTTATCACAATCTTTTCTAAACTCTTCAATCATTTCTGACAATAGAGTTTCCATTGTTTCTTGGTTAGCGTCTTTTAGTAAATTCCAATTATGGAGTAGAGTATCTCTTACTCCTTTGTAAATTCTTTCAAGTTTTCCTGCGTAGCATACCTTAGCGCATACAGAGGTTTGACTAGGACATGAATACTCTTTTCCAGCAGGTAATCCAAAAGTGTTGGCAATTGTTGGGGTTTTTCCATTTGGTGAGACGGCATTGGCGACTTTCCTATCATTAGAGCGTTTTAGTTTCATTGGGGCCTTTCTTTCTTTTCTAAGTCTATCATTTTTTTGTTGCTTTGTCTAGTGTATTTTTTCTTATTGCGTAGCGGCGTGGCGGCATTAGATCTGCGGAGGTCCTGCAGCTGACGTAATTGTTCGTTAGTTTTCTTAAACATAATTAAAAATACTACCAGAAATCAGGGGAAAAATCAAATCGTACGTAAAGGGCAAATCGGACAAATCGGGCGTGTCGAAATTTTTTTGCAGCTTTTTTTATTCTAAAATAAATAATTCAAATTGGTCTGCGTCAAGAATATTTATTAAATCTTTTTCGCCAAATTCATTTTCAATTACAAGTGAAAACCCGTCAGAAAGCGGGGAAATTGAAATAATTTTAACAATCTCATCCGCAATACCAATTAGATCGTCTACTTCTAATTGGTCTGCGTTGAGTACATCAACCATGCGATAGTCCATAGTTAGCATTGTATACCTATTTTATAACTACTTCGCCATTAGAATAAAAAGTTTTTGTATACATTTTACCCGTTAGGTCTGTTAGATTATAAGTTGCGTATTCTTTAGCATTTCCATAGTCCACGCATTTAGCCCAAGCCTCATGCGCTTCCATGAAGTCGCTAATTCGGTGGGTAGAAAATAACTCTCCGTCATACGAAGTAGTCAAGACATAGTTGTATTCCATTTTAGTATTCCTCTCTTTCAATAATCCACGCTTCTAAGTGGTGTTGGTCAATAATAGCGTGTGCTGGTGCGGTAGTCAAATTACCTTTATACAATACTCCTTCAGGCAGGGGTATTTCTAAGTGCCAAAGCCCTAAATCATTTACGGCGTCAATAGCCTCAATACAAGTTGGTATCATGAAATCAGGAACGGGCGGGTAGTGATTAGACTTTAGGTGTATCCCTATCTGAGTTTCAATGTCAAGATTATCAGCAAGAGCCAAATCATTAGCAAAACTACTTCCCATTATTATCTAGCCTCCATGCTTGAAAACAATTCAGGCTCACTTAGCAAACCATTATCATAGATTACTGAGCCGTCTTCATCTAAAATAATTCCATAAGTATTACATTCGCAATCCTCAATGTCATAGTCCTCGCCATTAGCAAAGCCATGATAACCTTTTCCATAGCACAAATCGCAATTAGCGATAGTGCGTAGTGCGTATTCTAATTTATCCATTTTTATTTCCTTTCTTTCAATACTGAAATCCTATCATGTCGGGCTGACATTTTCAACCCGACACGCCCTTTACCAAGAAGAAGTGTAGTAAAAGGACAATTTGGACATTTCGGGCAGAGCAAATACTCTGTCTAATTTAGCCTTAGTATTCTTTAGGTCTTTCCAATACCATTCATCAATATCAGTACCGCCAAAGAAAAATCCTGCCTGTGGCGGTATCAAATTAGGGTTGCGCTCTGCCAAAGCCCTATTCACTAGATCAAGTAAGGATTTCAATTTCTCATGCGATACATAGTATTCGCCACAGTCATCATTACCTTGTTGAACATTATTTACAAACCAAGCGTGTATCTGATTAGCCTTGCGCCAATAAGCACAAGTTACTTCAACATGAACGCCATAGATATCAACAGCAACATCTTTCATTCCTGCTGTTTCAACAATATTATTCCACAAAGGGAATACTGCTTCAGGTGAGTCATAGGATAATTCATCATTATTCTGTAACGCCTGCCAATTTACTTTTTCCACGTATTTCTTAGCGTGGAGATACATATCTAATCCCATTTAGATTTTCTCCTTCTGTATTTCTTTCTTTTCATTTTCTACAAAGCGTTGTAGGTCTTTTAGATTTTCATCTGTGAGGTAAGTTGAGATAACTCCAAAAGAATATGCGTATTCGCTATAACCTTTTGATTTTGCTACGGCAATAAGTTCATCAAGTATTTTTGTTCTGTCTAAACTATTCATTAGTTTTCCTTTCATTTTCAGGCTTCTAGCCTATCATTTTCTACTGACATTTTCAAATTAGACAGACATAAATCTCAAATAATAAGACGGCGTGTTTTGTGGGAAATCTCACATCGTACGTAAAGCGACACGCCCGACTGCGGGGGTCGAAAAGTTGTCGAAAAATTTAGTTGAAACTTCAACCGATTTAGTCAAAGTTTCAACCAATTTATTTAGATCAGGGCTTTGTTTGTTTCCAAATCAGCTCTGTGTTTTCAATTCGCAATTCTCTGTTTTCAATTTCTAATCTGCGAAGATTTGTCATCATTCCAAAAACAAAAACGCCGAATGAAATTAGAGCAAAAATCAAAATAAATTCTGTCATGCTGGTATTAGTCCTAACTCATCAACGCCACACGCTTTCTCAAATCGTGCTTTGTCAAATCTATCGTTATCAGATAAAAAGAATTGAGCGAATTCCTCTACCAAATCCTCAAATACCTGTGGGTGTATCTCGCCAGAAAATCCAGCGAGAATATTAGCAGTTTCAACATAGTCTTTTCTAGTCATCATTTTAGTTATCTCCTAGCATGATAAACGCACCGCTACCGCCTGCGTTAATGTGAGTAAGTTCCTGAAGTAGTTCAGGGGTAGAAAGTAGCGAAGGGTCGCCAATTAGTTCAGAAACAGCGTCTTGATTTAGTTTAGCAAATATGCCTTCGGGCAGGTTAGCAATTACTTTTGCCATGTCTGAGTGAGAATAAACTCTTGAAATAAAATTCACGCCGTTAGCGGTGAAGGGATAGTCAATATAAGTTGAAGTAGTCATTTTAGTTTTTACCTTTCTTGGGTGTGTTAGTTGTTATGACAATTTTAGCGATTTTCTCTAGGTTTGTCAAGCGAGTCGCTTCACGCTCTTTCTTGACTAATTCTTGGAATTCATGAAGTTTCATTAGTCTGCCACCTTTACTGCGACAGTAGCCCAATTTTGTTTTATGGACTGTCCGACACGAAAACGGATAGCGTAGGCTTCATAGCCGTCTAGCCAAATATCCTCACGCTTTTCAGCGAAAGTGATTTCGCCACCTTGAAAGCGGCGAGCAAGTGAGCGAGGGAAATAAGTTTGCCCAACGAGCAAATCTTCAATTGAATAAGTTTTCATAGTTTTTACCTTTCTTTATGTATCCTATTATTTCATTTTTTAGCGTGAAAGTCAAATTAGACACACACTCATTTTATGTGATTTACCTCACACGGGGAGTATGTCTAGCCCATAGTATTCTACGGCTTCCACGATCCCCATCATGCCTTTATAGTCTTGGCATGAGTAGCAGATAGCGTTCCAGCCGTCTGTTGTATGTGAGCAGAACACGCAGATTTTATCTGTTAGGCAGAAGTCGTTTTCCGCTAGGTATTCCATTATTTCTGATTTTGTTAGTGTAGTCATTTTTGACCTACCTTTCATTTTTCTTATAGGATAAGTCTAGCAGGGGGGACTGACAAAATAGCCTGTTTTTCGGGCGTGTCGGGAAATTATTTTTGTGAGGATTATCACACAGGGACAAATCGGACATTTCGGACTTGTCGAAAAAATTTGCCAGCTTTTTTACGGCTGGCATTTATTTATTCAACAACATCTAAAACTTCAAATGCGTCAAACTTTACAACATCAGATTCAGGTAATTTATACATTACTTTATTTAGAGCAAAGATCGCATCTAAATCTGTATCTGCTTCAGTAACGAAACTGATTAGAATATTTTTCTTAGTCAAAGTAAACCGCTCCTTTCACATCTTTATGATTTACACAAACATTACCACGAGGAATTTCTACATGGCATTTAAAGCAAAGCATTTTAACTTCTGCTTTAGTTAGTATTGCTAATTCTAAATCTAATTTAGTATCAGCAGAAGCATTTTCTAATGATACCCAACCAGCACCATTAGAATTCATTTCAAAAATTTCTAGTGTAGCCATTACTTACGACCACCTTTCATGTAAGAAGAAAATCTTTTTTCTGAACCACACTTTTCGCAAGTGCGGATTATTGAGGTTTTACCATTTGAGAAGGTATAACCTTGTTTATCTGCGAAACCGTCATGGTCGCAATTTAGATTAGTGTTATTGCTAATCTGAAAGTACCCATTTGGTACTGTGTAGAATTTGTTATTTAGTAAGTTAGTCATTTTCTAACTCCTTTCTTTTATCTTGATACTAGTATCCTAACATAGACCACTGACAAATTGACCTGTTTCTCGGGCGTGTCGCAAATCTTTTTTTGTGATAAGAGTCACAGAATCTCCCACCCACGAGGTCGGGCGTGTCGGTTTCGAAACTTTTTCGACATGTCCGTTTTGCCCCTTTTGCCTATGTGACCAACACCACACACGACACGCCGAGACAGGACTTGACTTTTGCGAGGGTATATGATAGGATACTCCTATAACAATTAAGAAAGGTTGGTTCAACTAATGGACTATTTTGATTACTATGATGAGGTCTATACAGACATCTACCTAGAGTTTGGCGCTGATAGCGTTTCAGACCCTGCTCACGCTGAGGCTTTGTTAGGTAAATCACAAAACTAACACGGCGTGTCGCCTTGACTTTTAGGGCGGTATAGAGTAAAATACTCAGTATAAATAAATAGAGACATCTAGGGTAGTGAGCCTAGCAAATAAGTGTGATACAAATCACAATGAGCCTAGCAAATAAATACCCAAAATGTCAGCCCCCAATGATAAAATGAAAGTATCTAAGAAAGGATAACTAAATGTCAGCAAATGTCTATACAACAGAAAGCCTACTAATTGGAAAGGCTTATCGTTCTCGTTCCCTAGAGGGAATTATTCAAGACGCAGAAAAGCGTGATGATGTCTGGTATGACGGAGCAGACGCATACCTAGTGCGTGTTCGCCCTACTCATGGTCTATCAGATAAGTATCGCACTATCGCAGTAAAGGTTGGTGAGTAAATGATAAACTCAATAGAAAGAATAAATTGTGATGAGTGCTACGGGCACGGCGTTATTTTCTACGGAGATAACGATGATTACGCAGTAGAGCCATGCGAGTGCGTGGCATGACCTACTCAGATGAACAACTAAGGCGAAAGGCTCACCTAGAAAATGGTGGCACTCTCGCTAACTATGACCGCTCTCATTATCCACAGAAAGAAAAGGTAGAAAATGAAACTCAAGATAACTAGCATGAACGGCAAAGAAATGGACATGGAATTGCCTACAAAAGAAAATGTCTATTACTTTATTGACTTGTATAAGAAAAATCTCAAGAAAAATCAGCGAGTAAAAATTACTTGTGATTTACTTGGAATTGACGGATACCTACAAGGCACTGCCCCTCTGCGATAAGCTGGGGGCGGTAGTGATCAGAAAAGTAGGGGGCACCAGTAGTGTGCTCACTATTATTTTTTGATTATTTTTTAAAATATATGTATCATACATCTTAAAAAAATTTTCAGATTTTTGGTATAATGAAAGTATGAATCCTAAAGAGCCAGAGAGCTTGGCACTAAAAATTTTTCAGGAAATGTGTTGCGACACATGCTCATGCAAAAACAATAAAGAAGAATCAAAATAAAAAAATGTTTTGTAGGCATGTTTATGAGTACGTTTATTCTGATGTATGTCCTGATTGTGGGCGGTATACTCATGAACCTGATAGAGAATTAGATATAAAATTATTTAAAGAATACTACGCTTCTGGAAAACACTTAGAGTATAAGTGTCCAATAGAAGGCGGTACAATAAGGGGTTGGTGGAGTATTTGAATCTGGGGGTAATATGATAAACGATGGTATTAATGACATACCAAGTAATTCTATATCTATTTTTCCAAATAAACTTGAAAATGGCGAATATGTTCCATTCGAATCTATAAGTAGGATTATAGAAAAACCATCTAAAAAAAGAGATTGGTTTACTCCGCATTTCTATAGATGCTTGCCATTAACAATAGCAAACTCCTATGGTTTTATTATAAAAACAGAATTTGATTTTGGATTTCAGTGGAATGGTGGGGAAGATATAAAAGATGTATCATTATATTTTAATAAAAGTCCTCAAGAAATGAATAATCTATACCCATCTATTGTTTCACATTTTGGTAGTGGAATAATAACTGTTAGTATGCCATTTAGCATAAGAACTCCACCTGGAGTTAATATTATGACTATCAATCCACCAAATTATATAATTCCAAATATTACTGTAATGAGCGGGGTAGTTGAAACAGATAACCTAAGAAGAGATTTTACATTTAATTTAAAAATACAAACTCCTAATGTCATGACTTTTATAGACGCTGGTACACCAATTGCTGCCTTTATACCAGTACCTAGATACTTTTCTGATAGCTTTGAAATTGTAGAAGCAAAAAATTTGTTTTCTCAAGATCTTATAGAAGAAGAGTTTAAAGCACTTCAAAAGGCTGAAGAAATAAGAACTAATTTAAAAAAAGAGTCAAAAACGGCGGTAGATAGATTATATTTATCTGGAACAGATGTTTATGGAAATAAATTTAAAGATCATCAAGGACCATAAACTACCATTTACCAATAGGACATTTTGCATCCTGCAATGATGTCTTAAGCTTCATGAAACAGCCGCATTTGCGGCATGTATTAGTTTTAGGACGGTATGCAGGACATGCATTACATATTTCCAAACGGTATTCAGCCAATTCTTCTGAACTTCTAGCCTTATTAGGATTTAATAAATCCCATGGCTTTACATCCTTATTCTCTGAATCCGACATATATTCTATTATAGCCTATAGCAGATATACTAACAAATGCCAGACATAGTGAATGTTTTCATTCATTGTTTGTCTATATGGTGGTTTAGTAACTCTATTTTCGGCTTCGCTTTATACCGCCGAATTTTTGTATCAAATAATGATATAATTTGTTTTATGTCAGCGCAAGATTGGTCAGGATTAATTTTAACGGTTCTATCCATTATTGGCATTGTCGGCGCTGGAGTTAGGTGGATCGTGAAAAAATACGTAGAAGATATTATGTCCGAATTAAAGCCAAATAGTGGATCTTCAATGAAAGATCAAGTAACACGGCTTGAAGATAAAATGGATAAAATGTTTGATATGATGCTAAATCATTTAGAAAATCATAGCAAATAATTACTTAAAATTTTTAGATTTCCAAACAAATTTTTTATAATAATCTTTTAGATAACTATTTCTAGTATTAATGTTTTTTCTAGCTTCCTCATGCATCATATTATTGTATTCTGATTTCCAACTATCTCTTTTAAAGGGAATCAGTTGAAAAATTGGCGTATTTTTTGGAATTATTCCTTCCCAATTTTTCTTTAATAAAAATGGATGACTTCCAGCTTCTCCCCATCCGTCGGTATCTATAATTCCACCTAGCGTATAAAATGGAAGGTCTATTCTATTAATTGGATGTGTAACAAAACAGCTATAGCCTTTAGGTGTCTTAATTGACCAAGATGGAAACCAGTTAAATTCTAAATTAGAATATCCTTCTATATTATGCCACCCACACGTATCATCTTGAATCTGTCCATTAACTCTTCTACTCATTATTGGTCCAGGAACACCAGGTTGATTAAAAGACCATCTTGCAATAGTGTTTCCATTTTCTATAGAAATCTGAACATCGCAATGAAGATTAAACGTATAGCCAGAAGTAAATCCATCAACTACGGGCAAACATGATTTTACAGTCAAATTAGGGGCACCATTAAAAATAAATTTTGATGAATTATTGCTATATTTTGGCAAATCTTTAAACCATTTAGGTATATTATATTTAGATGCAGGAGATGGTGGATCTGTAAAATCCCCAGATTCTTTAGTTACTGGATAAAACAAAATTTTTTTGTCTTTAATCAATTTAACTACCCCTATATATTATATATTAAAGATATTTAACTATTAAGATATATTCTTTTTTAATATATATTCAAGTATACACCAGTTCTCTGGACTTTTTTGCTTTATACCGTTTTTCAATTATAACTCTTTTATAACTTTTAATAACACTGTCTGGTTTGATATAAAATGTCCGTTTTTAATATAAACAAATGTTATAATCTATATGCTGTCCCGCTAGGTTGCTCTCTACCCACCCCCACTGCCCCTAGCGGGTTCAGCCTTATTTAATGGTATAATCTTGTTATGTGTATTCCAATGGTAGAAAAATATGGCGCAAAACCAGCATATGTGCAATGGACAGTAGTCCGTGGAGATACTGCATTTTTACAAGTTCAATTTTATGAAAGCGATGAATCTACGCCATTTGATACAGAAGGATGGACTTATCTTTCTACCGCATATGACCCAAATGGAAATGTTTTAGATAATTTAGAAGTTGTTGCAGAGGATGGGTATGCCACAATAAAAGCCTCACCAGACATTACTGAAAACTGGGGATCTAGATATACCACAGTTGTTGCAGAATTAAAATTTGATCTTCAAATTACTATTCCAGACCCAGATTCTGAAGATATTGTTTGGACTCCAGTAATTGGAACTATTTGTGTTTTAGGTAATGTAACTCCAAGCGGAGCATTATGAATACACCAATTGTAAAAATAGTAAATACAAACGATGTAACAGCACAAGTAGTTAAGATTGTTCCTTACACTACCGCAGAAGCTGTCCAAGGACCTGCTGGACCACAAGGACCTGCGGGACCTAAAGGTGATACTGGAGATACTGGACCACAAGGACCACAGGGAGAAACAGGACCTGCTGGTGCAACTGGTGCACAAGGTATTCAAGGACCACAAGGTGAACAAGGTCTTAAGGGAGACAAAGGCGACACTGGTGATACAGGTCCACAAGGCATTCAAGGTATTCAAGGTATTCAGGGTGAACAAGGTATTCAGGGAGAACAAGGTTTACAAGGCGATAAAGGCGATAAGGGTGATACTGGAGAACAAGGACCTCAAGGAATTCAAGGAATTCAAGGAGAGCAAGGAATCCAAGGGATACAAGGAGAACAAGGTCCACAGGGAGATGCTGGTACATCTGTAAACATTATTGGATCTTATGCGGATTATGCCTCATTAATTGCTGATCATCCAACTGGCAATCCTGGAGATGCTTATTTAATTAATGGTGATCTTTATGTATGGGATGATTTTAATTCAGAATGGGCAAATGTTGGAAATATCCAAGGTCCACAAGGTTTACAGGGTGTTCAGGGCGAACAAGGAATTCAAGGAATTCAGGGAGAGCAAGGTATTCAAGGTATCCAGGGTATCCAAGGAGAAAAAGGTGACAAGGGAGATACTGGAGATCAAGGTCTTCAGGGCATACAGGGTGTTCAGGGCGAACAAGGAATTCAAGGTCCTGCAGGAGCGGATGGAGCAGATGCACTTTGGAATTTTACGGGACCATACAATTTAGGTGCCTCTTACGCAATTGGTGATGTTGCAACATATGAAGGGCAAACCTGGTATCGCATTGATGCACATGGTGGAAATACTGGAGATACACCATCAGAAGGATTGTATTGGACATTAATTGCACAAAAGGGAGATACTGGTGCAACTGGTGCAACAGGAGACACTGGTCCACAAGGTCCTCAAGGTGAACCAGGAATATCTGGAACAACCGCAGTTGTGTCTCATGAAGTAAAGGCTGGAGAAGCACTAACTAAAGGTCAAGCGGTATATATAAGTTCTGCAGACGGAACTAATATGATTGTTTCTAAAGCATCAAATGTTTCAGAAGCAACATCATCAAAAACTTTAGGTTTAATTTCAGTTGATCTTGCTAATAATGGAATTGGTTATGTTATCACAGAAGGATTGTTAACAAATATAGATACTTCATCAGCAGTTGCTGGAGATCCAGTATGGCTTGGAATAAATGGTAATTTAATTTATGGTTTAGCAAATAAGCCAGTTGCGCCAGCACACTTAGTTTTTATTGGTGTAGTTACTAGATCTAATGCAAATACTGGAGAAATATTTGTTCATATTCAAAATGGCTTTGAGTTAAACGAACTTCATACTGTATTACTTGAATCTAATGGTTCTATTGCAGATAATGAAGTTCTTGCTTTTGATACCATTTCAGGTTTGTGGCAAAACCAAACAAAGTCTGAAGCAGGATTTGCAACGGTAGCGTCAAGTGGATCTTATAATGATTTAACAAATCTACCAACACTTGTAACTAACTTAAATAGTTTGTCAGATGTGACCATTACGGGAACTCCAACAAATCAACAATTAATTGTTTATGATACAGCAACTGGACAATGGAAAAACCAAGATCCAATTTCAGCAACAGGTATTGCTTATAAGTCAGGCTTTCCAGCATCAAAAACATCAACTGGAACAACTGGACAAATTGCTATTGATGGTGTAAATGGTGTTATGTATGTTTGCACATCAACTAATAACTGGCAGAAAGTCTCTTTAAACGGTGCAAACTTTTCAAATCCTGGCGGATTCGTTTAACAATAATTAGATATAATATCATAGTGGAAGGAATATTATGCCATCTATGAATTTTCCAGAATCTTCTAAAAAAAAGAAGTACTCAGATAATGTAGATAACTCTCTTATTGTAGATCCTTCTATGTACATAGCAGTTCCTGGACCACAAGGAGAGCCAGGTCCAAGAGGTCCAAAGGGAGACCAAGGACCAACAGGATTACAAGGGCCTAAAGGAGATCCAGGTCCCGCAGGTAGAGACGGTATAAATGGAAAAGATGGTAAAAATATACTATCTCCTTCAGAACAAAATATAGGTTGGGCAAGATATGATAATTTGGATAGAAAAGATATTCGCTGTGGAGCTGATAAAGGAAATGATGGATGGGTTAGATTTGGGGTAGATGGAAAAGGCGAATTTACAAACGAATCTTATTTGCCAAAAGAATCAGTATCTTTGTGGAGTAATGAAATACAGAAGCTAAACTTTAAAACACTAAAAATAGGTTCAATTGTAACAATTCGTTATGATGTAGAACTTGAGACTTTTAGCAATAATACTGAGGTTTGGTTTAGAACACACCTAGCTGGAGCAGATGATCACCCAACAACATACGTAGGTACTTTAAAATATCAGTTTGCATATGACCTATCTATGGAGCATACTATTTTTATAGAGGGAAAAGGTATTCAGGCAGCAGGCGGTATGCCACAAATAAGAACAGACCACGACGCTATATTTAGAGTAAAATCAATATATATATCAGTTTCATAATGGTATAATAAAGCAGGAGGAATAATGGCATTTCCAGGTACATATAATTTTAGCTACTATAGGGGCGACACCTATCAATTTAAGATTCGCCCAAAAAATTCTGATGGTAGTGTTTTTGATTTAGAAGCTTATGAAAATAATGCTGAGTTTACTGTTGCTACTGCTCGTGGTGATGGTGCTACCCAAGTAGACTGTGATGCTGTTGTTGATATTGGTGAGAATGTGGTTACATGTACAATTCAGCCAACAGAGGGATTACTTTTAAACGCTGGAACTTCTTATGTTTATGACGTTCAAATAGATAACGGGGCAGGTGTTGTATATACCCTGCTTACTGGAACAATAGCAGTAACTGATCACGTAAGTGGAGCAACACCAGCATGACAACTGAAATAGTAGTATCTACTGACGACTTAACAGTTTTAGCTCCACCAGATACAATAGAACTACTATTAGATTTTGGTCCAACTGGCCAAAGAGGAAGTCAAATTTTTTCTGGTATAGGTGAACCAGCAGACTTCACCTCTGGCGGACAAATATTTGGACAAGATCTATACTTAAATGATTATTATATAAATGCAGCTCCAGGATCAGATTACTCATATTTATATCAGTATAGGACTGGAGCAGGCGGTAGTGCAAACGCATGGTTTAAATTAATTAAAATAAATCCAACTATATATTCAGCAATTAATGATGTTTATTTTACTAACGGGGACGGTACTATAGAAATTCCTATTTCTAATATAACTTCAATATCAGCAGCATCTTTATCTGCATCAAACTTTTCAGTTCAATATAATCTTGTAAACTCTAACCCTATTGCCTCCTCAATATCCTCTATATCTATTTCTGGCACCGATTTAGTTATTGATTTAAAAGCAGCAGAGTTTGATGGATCTTCTTGGTCCAACTTAGATAGTGGAGTTTCTCCAATACCTTTCTCTGCTCATATGTTTATAACGGTTGTGATATAATGACAAAGGTGATATATTATGGCCTCTGAATCTATTGGTTTTCTTTACCCCACAGAAATTCCTGGGTACGCAGACTCAGCTGATATTCAAGCAGCTTTTCGTCTTTATCATTATGGATCCCTTGCTTATGATCCAGAAAATGAAGAGCCAGGAGACTTAGTAAATCCATCAATAGCATATACACTAAATGATCTTCAAACACAAATTACAAATTTAGATCCTTCAGGATCAGTTTCTAAATCTATTATTGATGCAAAAGGTGATTTAATAGTTGGGCTTTCAGCGGACAACCCATCAAAACTATCTGTTGGTAGCAATAATTTTGTTCTTACTGCAGATAATTCTCAAACACTTGGAGTTAAATGGAGCGCACTGCCAACAGCATCTACAACTGGAGCAGGTATTGTTCAGCTTAATGATACATATTCAAGCACATCTTTGGTACAAGCTCCAACTGCCAATGCTTTAAAATCTGTTTATGATTTGAAAGAAGACAAAGCTTTAACAATAAATGATCAGTCTGGAACTTCTTATACGTTAGTTGCTTCAGATGCAAATAGTAAACTTATTAGATTTACTAATTCTTCACCAATTACTGTTACAGTACCACCTTCTGTTTTCACTGCTGGACAGCAAATTAATATAACTCAGTACGGTACTGGTCAAGTTTCTATCACAGGCGGCGTAGGGGTTTTTGTAGGAGCTACGCCATCTCTTAATTTAAGAGCACAGTACTCTGCAGGTACCATAGTATGCATAGATTCAGCAACCTTTGTTTTTTATGGTGATTTGGCCTATCAATAAAATACATGATATAATAATGCTAAAGGAGACAATATGCCAATTATAGGAACCACTGGATCACAAAATACTAAAAGTTTTTTAAATCCAAATGCACCAACTATTGGAACTGCTACAGATGTAGGAACTGGCCGTGCCTATAATAATGGTGCAGCAACAGTTACTTTTACTCCCGCACCAACTGGTGCAGCAGCAACGTCTTTTACAGTAACATCTTCGCCAGGAGGATTTACTGGAACAGGTGCATCTTCTCCAATAACAGTCACTGGATTACAGTCTAATACATCTTATACTTTTACTGTAGTTGCTACAAACTCGGTTGGACCATCTGCAGCATCTGCAGCATCTAATTCTATTACGGCAACAACTGTTCCACAAGCACCAACAATTGGTACTGCTACAAAAAATACATCGGCTGTAGGACAAATAAATGTTGCCTTTACCGCTAATGCAAATGGTGGAAAATCAGTTACTACATTTACTGCAAGCAGATCTGGAGGAACACATTCTGGTGCATCTTCTCCAATACTTGCAACAGGACTAACACCAGGAACTTCTTATACATTTACTGTTACAGCCACTAATGCTAATGGAACTTCATCAGCATCTGCATCATCAAACTCTGTTGCTGCTTCCCAATATACATGTCCAAGCGGTGGATCTGTAAGTGGAAGTAGTTGCGTTCTTGGAGCATCAACAGCAACTGGATATCAATGTCCTAGTGGTGGACAGGTATTAATAGAAGGTTGCAGTGATGGTCCAGGTGATATAGTTTGGTATAGAGGTGATGCATATTACTGCTCTCGTGGAAGTTATGGAACAGTAAGATGTTGCTATGCACAATATCCACAAAATCCAGGAGGTTCATGGTCTCCAGACTGTACTACATACACATATTATTACTGTAATACTGGAACTTTAAGTGGAAGTCAATGTTTTTATCCAGCATCAATTGGATAAAATAAAAAATACATTTTGGGGGATTAAAAGTGTCAGAAGATAAGCCTTTACGTCCTTGGGATATTTTTAATAAAAATGTTGCAAAAATATTGCCAATAGAAAAAGAAAAAAGACTATCGATTTGTTCTTCATGCCCAGAATTTATTTCTTTATCAAAAATGTGTAAGCAATGTGGGTGTTTTATGCCCTCAAAAGTTAAGTTAGCAGGAGCAGAATGCCCATTAGGAAAATGGGGTCAAATGAATGTTAGTTTAGAAAAAGAGGCAGATATATAAAATGTCTATAATAGGAAATGATGGAACTATTGTTAATGAACAACAGTTTAATGAATTAGTAAAACAAGACCCATACCACTATCTTGCTTTTATTATTGATGGAAAAGTAGAATATGTCCTGGGAACTGATATAAAATTTGCTGCAATACTTTTAAGTAATCCAATAGTTAAAAATATAACAGATCTTACAGATAGGATGAGGATATCAGAAGGCGCAATATATAATGAACAGACCGATACAATAACACCATTATGGGGCAATATAGATACAACACACTCTCAGATTGATTCAAATAGTGCTTAAAATATATAAATATAATATGATATAATTTAACTATTCTACATTAGAAAAGGAGTTAATAATGTCAGAAGAGACTAATTTTACAAAGAGAATTGCCTTTGTTGAAGATAACACTATTCTTCAAATATTAGATACAGATGATGCTGTAGCAAGTCTAGTTTTGGGTAATATTCAAAAAGTAGATATTACAAATTCTACAAATAGCTCTGTAGCAAAAGTTAATGACATTTATGATTCTGCATCCGATACCATAATTAGTGTTGATTCAAGCAATAGCGAAGCACAGCAATAATATTGTTTTAAAAAAAATAACCCCCAGACCTTGAAGCCTGGGGGTATTTTTATGCCCTAAATTATTAATCAGGGAATCTATTTAGCCATTTGTAATGAGCACCTTTATTATAAGATGACCATGAACTCCAATCAGTACCGCCTTTTGTCATATGGTAGACAATTTCGGCGTTCTTGACAGGGCTAAATAACTCAGCATTAAGATCTAACTCAAACTTATCTCGTCTGTCTGGACCAAGTGTGCCAAGCATATTAATCTGAAAGATTCCAAATGAGGAGTCTCCAGTCTTGGTGTTTCCATTAAAAGCAAATGGACGACCATTGGATTCAGCCTTTGCAACTGCCCAAGCAGTTTTAAGACCTTTTCCTTTGAACCCTACTGCCTTAAGTAATTCAACCAACTGGCTGTCAGTTAAACTATGAGCATTTTCATACTTAGTAAGTATTTTTTTATTTTTATCTTCAGAAAGCAGAAAAGCCACCTCTAGGGTGGCAAGAGCAGAAGCTTCCTGTTTTGATAAATTATTTTTGGTTGCATGAGACGGTATAGCGCCTAAAATAGACACCAACAGAAACGTACTACCAATTACCCCT